GTCTACTGGGAAAACGGATGCCTCTACATCAACCAGCATTTGAAGGCGGTGGCATGGTGCCCTATCGGCGCAGTGCGGAGCTGCCGCTGCTTCCGTTTGAGAAGCGTCTGATCCAAGAGCTTGGCTGTACTGAAGACGAATATCGAGCCTTTTCTGAACAGGTCCGCAAGCATCCGTATATCAGACCGGCGGAGTATGCGCATGTGCCGGAAGTGCGAGCTGAAACGGCCCTTGTTCTTGCCATTATCAACCTTGTTATTGGTGTGGCATCAACTGCCGCAGCATTCCTGCTGGCACCGAAGCCGCAGCAGCCTAAAACAGACATACGACGACGCACTCTTCCCAGCAAAAGAGGTGCAGAAGCGTTCGCACCTTCATTTGGTTTTGATTCGCTGCAGCAGTTGGCTGAGTACGGATCTGCAGTCCCGATCGTCTTTACACGTCAACAGCAAAACACTGACGCCAACGGTTCACTGTACGTAAGCGGCGGTGTTTTGATATCGCCTCAAATGGTGTGGTCACGCATAAAGAGCTGGGGCGGCTATCAAATTAGCGAAGTTGTCGCAATAGCCGGCCAAGGGCCGATGCAAAAGCCTAGTCTCGCGGCAATTTATCTTGGCAATGCGGCACTCGACTCGGTTTACAACGAGTTTTTTGATTTCTATTGGAATGGTGGCTATGAAACGTTGGGCGCCGGCAGTCGCCTGCGTATCTACAACCACCGTTATGGAACGCTTGCCATTGATGACGGCAAGGGCGCCAACGAAGATGCGTTTTATGCGCCAGGCGTAAACGGAGCTAACCAGCCTGCGTTTTGTGGTGCATTTACGCCTACAAGTCAGGCCCGCTTTGGCGTGTATGCAGGCATCCCAAATGGGACACCTATTCGCCCAAACTGGAAAGTAATTAGCACACTCAAAGAATGGAAAGAGAAAGGTGGCGATCGGGATCAGGTTAGGCAGGCTGAAGCTGACGTTAAAAAATACGTCGATAAGTTTCTTCGCGAAACACATCCATATGGTTCGGACGACAGGCCCGGCTCTATAGGTTCGGGGATGCCCGGAACTGGCGTCAATTACGCTCGACGTATCGGCGTAATTAGGCATAATGGAGTGGGCCATAGCCTGCGGCAGTCAACAATAGCCGGTGTAGATGTTTGGGAGGAACTGACTGCAGAGCCGACTGTTAATGTTGGCGATACTATTGAGATTTTGCTAGGTAAAAACAAACAAGATTTGAAACCGTTTACAGCTGGTTCAGGAGCGCAACCTGCCAAGCTAGACGATGTGCGATCAACAGTTGAATCTGAGCTGACTAAATACGATTCGCAGTTTGCTGTTGGCGCGACTTTTATGATCGGTCGCACAATGTGGCAGGTTATCAGTCGCACTCAAGGCCCTTACAATCCCAAGGCTCACAGCAGCACTGGTTTTTTAATCACACTCAAGTGTATTGAAGCCTGGAGCGAAAACCAACGAAAAATTGGTCTTGTAGCAGAACAGGCAATAAACACTGAACGATATTTGCGGTATAGCGATATTACCGAAGCGTTTTATCCCATTTTGCGGTATGAAGCGGGCACTGTTCAAAATACACGCCGCACTGAAGCCACCGAGATCGGAATTAAGAGCAATGTATGGGCAAGGCTAAACAACCTTTGCAACTTCAACTCTATTCCAACACCAGGCGAGCTGGCCAAAAGCGACAACCCTAAAGGATTTAATGCAAGAAACATATTACTAGAAACTGGATCGGTCACAAAATACGTTCATCGCATGTCGTTCTTTTTGCTTGACGTTCGCCCAAGCAATGTGGATGCAGTGCGCGACGCCACGCCAAACGAAGGATGGACAAACCTCGGAAATTACGTCTTTGCCGTCGTCGGTTCAACACCGCAAGACATTTACTCCTTTATTCGGATTGTTCACCCTAATAAGTCGCAGCTGGAGTTTCGTTTCCGCCCTGCTAATAGCGCATGGTTTGCGCAACAGAGCGGTGGATTTAATGACGTGTTTGTTCTTGATGGCGCGGCAACGCCTTACAAGCAGTGGACGACAACTAACTACATCGGCACTTTTACGGTCGGCGGGCGTGGCTACTTCGCGAAACCTGCTGACTACTTTGCCCACAGGGAAATGGCTGTAGTGCCATCACTATTGGATCCGCTGTTAGATGCTGAAATTGATTTAACATCAGGCACTTGGCAGCCGGATTACAGCAAAATAGATGTGATTTTTGACGGCATTGTTAACACGGAAACGGGCAGTTCCGCTGTGCCGTTTAACACTACAAGCAACATAATGTCAATCTTTTTTGGAGAAGATCCATACTTCAACAACCTGCCTGATGGCACAGTCCGCACTAAGTCTGGCTGGATTTCTGAAAATCAACCAGGGCGCAGCGTAAACATGCGGATTACAGTGCGCTCATTTACACGATCTCTCCCAACAACACCCCGCAACAGGTGGTGGGAAATTATTGAAACAGACGTAGAGAGCTTTACCGGCAACTGGAGCAACGACGACCAGTTCATTAAAAATGCAAGAACAGTTGCGGGTGTGCAACATGCGTTCCATTATCGAGTTTATATTCCTTCTGTGTATGTATCGGCAGCAGGCAGCCAATCGCAAACGAGACTTTTTGAGCGGTATAGCGGTATTGCCGAGGTTTCGCATTATGGTGATTTGGTTACTCGCAGTTGTGATAACGGACCTGAGCATGAAATCGTGTATGTAAATGAAAGCCTATCCGAGTCACCTATTCCCAACTACAACAACTGCGCAGTAGTCGGTCTCAAGCTGCGATCCAGCGACAACTTTTCGCAGCTGGATCAGCTGCGGTGCCTGATGGTTGAAGGTATTGAGGTAGAGCGTCTTGTGGAGGGCGGCGTAGGCGCAAGCAATCTGCTCTCGGATTTGGTGTGGTACATGCTCACCAACAAGGATACCGGCGCCGGTGAGTTAATCAATGCCGAGCTAATTGATCGTGACTCTTTTGTTGAGGCGGGGCGATTTATGAAAGCAAACAACCTGTTCTTTGATGATGCAGTTGCGGAGCCAATCAACATCCGCTCATGGCTTGGATCAATCGCGCCTAGCGTTCTTTGCTATGTCTCACAGAAGAATGGCCGTTTAGCGCTTGAGCCAGCATTGCCTTACGACTCAAACTACAGAATCGACGCAAGCCGTGCCATCGAAATCAAAGGCATGTTCACTGATGGCAACATTATTGCCGAAAGTTTAGACATTCAATGGTTGGAGCTAGAGCAACGTGCATCTTTTCAAGCGGCTGTTCTTTACAGGTGGACAGGGCTGAACAAACTGCCCGAGCAGCAAACCATTGTCGTGCGCTACAGCGGCGCAAATGCTGCTGATTTACCGCTTGAGGAGTTTGATTTCTCGCACATTACTGGAGACGATCACGCCATCAAAGTTGCTCGATATTTCCTAGCCGTGCGCAAATACGTCACGCATACAATCACGTTCCAAACAATGCCGTGGGGCTTGTCTCTGGCTCCTGGTGACTTTATTCGTGTTTCAACTGAGTCAAGCCCGTATTCACCTGCCAACAACGGAATCGTCAAAGAAGACGGCACCGTAGTTGCTGCATCGCCTCTTGGTGACGGCAGCTATAGCGTCTACTACTGGGAGCGCAGTCAAACCACGGTTGCCTCTGGCACGCTAGTCATCATCAATGGCGTTGCGCAAAACATCCGTAATTCTGTGTTTTCCGTAATCAATACCAACGTCACCGAAGAGGTTTATCAGGTAGAGGCACTTGATTTGAACGAAGACGGAATCGTCACGATCAAGGCCAGCAATTATCCAGTGGATAGCGGCAACAGGAGTCTGATCGCACAAGACGTTCTAGACTTAAACGACAGCTTTGAAGTGGTTGGAGGGATTGACGGCTAATGGCTTTTCCCTCTTATGCTCCAACAGCCCGCAGTTTCAGTGCAGGTGACTACGCCTACAAGACCTTTCAGGCGCAGAGCGGTAAAGAGGTGCGAATCCTGTACGGCGATAAACGTACTGGCATGACGCTTGACCTGTCCTACAACAACATTGCCGATACCCACGCCGACGACTTCATCACTCACTACGACGAAACCAAAGGCGGTTTTACCTCGTTCACGCTGCCCGCAGCGTTCCGCACTGGCTGGAGCGGTAACAGCGCCGCTATTGATGCAGCGACTGGCAATCAATGGCGTTACGACGGACCACCGACAATCACGTCGGTGCGACCTGGAATTAGTAGCGTTACAGTAAAACTGGTAGGTGTGCTCTGATGGCTAAGGTCTACACCGGACGTGATGGTCGCTTGCTGCTAGACGGCATCGAGCAGATCAAGGTCACCAACTGGCAGTTGACCGGCAGCCTTGAGATGCTGGAAACGACCAGCTTGGGCGAGTCACAGCGAACCTACGCACCCGGCGTACAAGAATTTAACGGCAGTGCCACGTTGCTGTACTACAACGATGGCACTGGACGCAACGATGCTGCCTTGGCGCTGAAAAAAGTGCTACGTGTCAGCGGCGTAAGCAGTAGCGACACCGTAGACATGCGCTTGCGTTTAGTTGAAGGCAGCACAAGCCACGACGTAAGACTTACCACTTATATCACTAGCGTTAGCTTTGGTGCCAGTGTTGGTGAAGTTAGCTCTGCACAGATAAGCTTCCAAGGCACTGGTGCGCTAGTTGAGGTGACAATCTAATGGGTATTTACCTAGGCAATATCGGCAATGTTGAAATTGCTAGACGCTCAACCGAAAGCGACTTAACAAGCGTTGTCAATCCTTCTGACGTAAACGCTAGCAGTGATCGGTTCAGTTTTGACTTCGATGAAGGCTGCTTGATTAGTGGAGATCTAGTAGAAATTACCGCAACGGATGGCACTAATCTTGATTTTATTGATGCAAGCGGCTGGGACAATGCCACTGTTCAAAGCAGCGGTGACTGGTTTATTTTTATTGATGAACTAGGAAGTATACGGTTGTATAACTCTTTTGACGACAGCTTAGAAGGCAGCACTGCAGGCTTAGTACCACTTGCTGCGATTGTGCGTGACATACCTATCAAAGTTTCTGTCCGTAATCGTGGTGGTAGATTGCTTGCCCGCGTAACTGATTACGAGCTAAATACAAATCGTGAAACAGTCGATATTACGGCGCTTAGCGATCGTTATCGTGAACAGTACAGCAGCTTAATTACCGGATCTGGTCGTATTACTGCTCAGTGGGATTACGCTGACAAGACAGGACAAGAGCCAGTGCATTATTTAATGCAGCTGGTACTTCGCACCGAAATTGGCTCCGGCTTGCGGTTAAAGTTGTACGTCAAAAGCGCAGACACTGATGCATCAAGTGGATCTTTTTCCGCTACGCAGCTGAACGATGCACTTTGGTGGGAGTTTGACGCATTGATCACAAACAGTGCCACCAGCTTTGCCCCCGACAGCATTATTGTTTCCACAATCGATTTTGTGGCCACAGGTTCAATCAAGTTGCGAGCCCGCACGACAACGACAACAAGTCGTCTACTGCAGGAGTCAGGTGATCCAATCTTGCTTGAGCAAGGGGGCTACCTCCTGAACGAGAGTGCCGCCTAAGATGGCTGTATTGAAGTAGCACGCGCAATGGCCGACCTGCGGATCAGCGAACTGCAAACGCTTGCGGGCGCCAACCTTGCAGCGGGCGACTACATGCCCTTGGCGGATGTCAGCGCCAGCGAGTCGCGCAAAATTACTGTCACTGACTTCCTGGGCAATGCCGTAACGCTACTGGCAGACGACACGATACCAAGCGGCAAAATCCTGTTTGGCGCCGAAACCGTTCCTGGCTCGGCGCTTGAAAACTTGGCCGTTGACACCAACCAAATCAACAATGGCAGTATTACGGCTGCCAAGCTTGCCGACTACTCTTCAGTCACTTTTGTCTCGTCCTTGCCGGCATCCGGCGCTTTTCGCGGTCAGCTTGCCGTTGATACCGCAACACTCGCCGTCTCCGCATGGGACGGCAGTGCATGGAGGTCCATCAAGGCGTCGGGATCGATCAATGGTTTTGTCGGCGATAGTACGGGCATCATCAATATCTCGGTATCGCAGGTTGGAGATAATGTTTCAATTAGCGCAACGCTGGATGATACTGCGGCTGCGGCGCAATTTTTAGCTGGTCCCAGTGGCAGTGCCGGTGCTGTTAGTTATCGCTTGATTGCAGCAGCTG